TTAATTTCCTTGTATCAGGTAAGTATAATAAATACTTAACACCTGCTTTGATTTGTTGTTCAGTTCTTGTTGTTCTTGATGTATAAGAATTCTCAGTTCTATAATCTCTTCTAGCAGTCTTTACATCTATTAATGTTATGTTTCCTTGAGGGTCTCGAGTTACTAAGTCAATGAACCCGTCACACCCACAGTTTTTAAATACTTCATAGCCATTATCCCATAGCCAAGTGACTGCATAAAATTCTGCAAGGTCTCCCTTTCTATTTGTTGAATGTTCTTTAGTGCGTTTCATACCAATTCTCTCCTATTTTATATTCTCCTGTTAGAGGACATCTCATTTTAAAATGCTCTGATGCTCGTTCAATAGACTTAACTCCTAGTTCTCCCACAAAATCAGCTTGTTCTGTAGGTACTTCTATCTGCCATTCGTCATGAATGTTAGCTACAAACTTAGCATCTATACCATTTAGTTTTATTAAAGCATCTAAGAAACACATAGCTTTCTTCATTGCTATTGCACCACCACCTTGTAGTAAAGTATTAAGTGCAGCATGTTGACTACGTACATATATCTTACGACCATCTAACCCTTTAAGGTATCCACGTTCAGATGCTTTCTGTACTTTCTCTTTTAGATTTTTGAGTGAAGGTAAGTTCTTAAAGAAAGTTTGTTTTAGTTCTTTACCTTTCTTCAATCCACCACCTGCAACACTACCTATCTTAGCATCTCCTGCACCGTAGACTAAGGCATATATAAATGTCTTAGCTTGGTCTCTAGTCTTTAGACCTGCAAGGTTTTGATTGGTAGTATGTATGTCTCCATTGACAACCTCTTCAATGTACTCAGGGTCATTCATGTAGTGAGCTAACATTCTAAGTTCTAGTCCACTAGCATCTATACCTACAAGCTTACGTCCTTCGGGTATAGTCCAACATGAACGACACTCTTTACCATAAGGACTACCTGCATTAGGTACTTGTGCCATGTTAGGATTTCTGTGTGTCATCCTACCTGTGATAGTACCATTAGGTATTACACTACCATGAACTCTATCATCTTTAAGTTCATCTATCCAAGATGTAACCTGTGCAATTCTTTTCTGATAGAGTAAGAAGTCTGCAATCAATTTAGCTTCTCTGATGTGCTCAATCTTTTTCAGAGTACCTTCGTCTACAATCGGCTGTCCTGTTGGTGTAAACTTTTTAGGAATCCAACCAAAGTCAATAAGATATTCTCCAATTTGTTTACGACTACCAAGATTAAAGTCAACTAACTTCTGTCTCATGAAAGGCTCAACGCTTTGAGTCTTGATACATCTATCGTATTCTTCATCAGTCATACCACGTTTAGATAACTCTCCATCTTTCTTAACATAAGGAGTTACTAACTTATCATCTACAAGTTTAGGTTTAAATGTGCTGTGTACTTCATCTTCAACAGCAAGTTGCTTTGCTTTAAGTTCAGCCAGTAGTTCCATGGCTTGTTGAGTATTGAAAAAGAATCCATTCTTCTCTTGTTGCTTTATTATCTTAGCCACATTATGTTCAAGACTAACAGATTCTTCACTGAATATCTTACCTTCTTTTATTAAGAAATTATATACAGCTTCGTTTAATCTTACATCTTGAACACAGTAGTCTAACATAGCAGGTGTAAACTCATCAAAGTTTTCAGGTTGCTCTTGTTTCAAACAACCAACACGCCATCCCCAAGCCTTCAAACTATGTCCGTTCTCACGGATAGGATTGAATAGTCTTGACATGACAAGTGTATCTTCTAACTTGTTAGTGAGTTTTACACCATGCAGTTTTTCCAACACTGGTATATCATAGCCTATGATGTTGTGTCCAATCAATACATCAGCATCTTCTAGGAACTTAATCCCTTCAGCTATCTGAGTGTTATCAAACTTATGCACAGCACCATTTAATTCTTTAGCTACAATACACCACACAACTGTAGGGTCTAAGCCATCAGCTTCTATGTCAAATATTATTTTAGAATTGTTCATTGTCAAATGTTTCCTCCTCTGATACTTCAAACAGTCTACCTGTATCAGCGTTATATCTAAGACCACAAGCTAATCCTGTGTCTCCGGTGTACCTAGACTTAAGTACACGAACCTTGGTAAGGTTAGCTTCTTCGGGATTAGTTGCCTGTTGATTTCTCTCTAGTGCAATTACACAATCCGATAGTTGTGCTATACCTTGTGAGCCTTTGAGGTGAGATAGGGACACTTCAATACCTTGCTCATGTCCTTTATCTCCTGCTGCTCTTCTTAAGTGGGATACTAATATCATGCCTACACCAGTCTCTTCAACTAGGCTACGCAATTTATTCATCAACATATCAATACCTCGTCTTTCATCTCCTTCGTGGAGAACATTAACGAGCATATGTAAGTGGTCAACGATTACCCATTTACATTCACATCCTACAATAATATATCTAAGCTTAGCAAAAATATCATCAATGTCAGTAGCACCTAAGTGAGAGTGGATGAACACCCTGCCTGAAGGGATAGCCTTATCAAACAAACCCATGAGGTCATCATCTGAATAATTCTTACGCTTCTCTGATAAATATATCCTATCGTTAGCTTCGATAGATAGTATACCATCAGCAGTTCTCAACCAGTTCTCTTCAAGTGCTACAATACCTACATTGTCTTCCGTGTTCTTAATAAGCCAGTGTTCTAGTTCTCTTGTCACACTAGACTTACCGAGACCTGTGCCACCTGTAAGGGTAACAAGTTCTCCTTTACGCATACCATATAACTTCTTGTTCAGTCCGTCCCATGGATATGCAATACTCTCCTTCTCTTCTCTATGTAACCAGTCAGCCTTTTGAGATGACAGTTCCATGATACCTGAAGGAGTGTACGTTTTAGAGTTCCACCAAGCTTGAGTAAACTCTTGGAACTTCTTCTGCTTAAGCATTTCGTTTGCATCTTTGAACCCATTAGGAAACGACATGATTCTAGTTTTGTTAGGCTTGAGTATCTTAGCTACAGCTTTAGCTGCATCTTTACCTGCCTTGTCATTATCAAAACATAGAACTACATTGTCAAATGATTCTACAAACTCAATGCTCTCTCGTATATCTTTAATAGCAGCCGAAGCTCCACGCTTTAAAGATACTACCGACCACTTACCTTGGAAGAGTTCATGTACTGCCATAGCATCACACTCTCCTTCGGTAATGGTTAGGTACTTACCACCTGTATTTCCATACAGTTGTTCTCCAAATAAACCTGTGTCCTCGAATGTTCCATTACATGTGAAGCCTTTGTTAGATACAAACCTTGTCTTAGTACCAACAACTTCACTACCATTAAAGTATGGGTAAATATGTTGGGCAACATTATTGTTTCTATCCTTGACTATCTTAACACCGAACTTGGTTGCTGTATTTTCAGAGATACCTCTGTCAGTTAAAGCACCATAAGCACCAGTGTATGATGTAAGAAATGTGTTATCGGGTTTGGGTTTACTTGTCATTTCAATTACCTTTCCTGTTGATTCATTGTCATAGTCTGTAAAGAATGTATTACAGCTAAAGCATTTAGCAGAACCATTCTCATTCAGAGAGACAGCATCACTGCTACTACATTTAGGGCAAGGTAATTTGTGTTTAATAAATTGTGTTCGTTCTTGTTGCATTCTATCTCCATTAGAATGGCTAGGCTTTTACACCTAGCCGAGTTATATTAAGATACTTCGTTTAAAGATTCATCTTCAGTTGAGGTTTCTTCTTCATCATCTTGCTCAACCACTGCTTCAGGGCTTTCCTTTAGCACAGCTTCAAGATTATTCTGATGTCCTTGTGAAGCATAGTTCAAAGCTTCAGTCAACACGTTCAACGTACCTATCTTACTGATAGATATATTAGCGTTAGCTTTTTTCTGTTCGTCCTCAATCTTTGAAACATCATAGACTGATTCACCGTCATCGTTTTTAATAGTAATAATCATATTAAAATTCCTCGTCATCATCAAAAAATTCAGAGCCGTCCTGAGCCTTGTACTCCACCAAGTCTACAATCTGAACAGCTTGTAAGTCAAGACCTTTCCCTGCCTTACCTGCATATTCCCAATCGTATTCATTGTACTGTACTCTAATCTTAGAGCCATTACCTACAGCAAGATTAACTTCCTGTTTGTTTTGGTCTAGTAATCTAGGTGCAACCCTGACCATTCCATTTGGTCCATTGACTTTACGTTTGATTACTATAGCAGA